GTAGTCCGTCTGGGGACTTGTTAGACGGTACAGGAACCCAGGGTTATTAAACTACAAGTCAGAGTACAGTATGTATCACCTACATTATTTTTTTGTTACAGGTACATTTGCCTATTGGTTTGTAACAGTTTGGTAACGATTTGGCTGTTTTTATAACAATTTGGTGTAAAGTTGTCCGCTTTTGTATTTTGGACGGATTAGTATATAGTGAGGGGCATATTTTAATGCCCCTCCAGTATACTGTTTAAAACCCCTTTAGGGGGTTTTATTGTAACTGTTTAACTGTTACAGATACCCAGTATTAGGTTGTTACGTTGGGGGATGTTTAAGGGGTTTCTTGATGGCTAAGTTTCAGGCTAAGTCTGCTAATGTGAAGGCTATTGAGACTGCTGATGCTAAGCGTTTGGTGCTGGAATATGTGGGTTCTGGTATTGGGGTTAATCAGGCTATGTCGATGGTTAATCGGCAGGCTGGTACTTTGAGGCAGTGGTTGAATCGTGACCCTGTGTTTGCTCGTAATCTTGAGGATGCTAGGCAGCAAGGTGCTAGTAGGGAACTTGATGGGGATAAGTATGATATTGAGTTTGCTGAGTTTTCTAAAAAATTTTTAAACAGTTCTATATTCCCCCATCAACAGAATTGGATTGATGTGTTGGAGGGACGCGACCCTTCTTGGTTGCATCCGAGCATGGTTTATGAGCCTGCTGACCCTACTAGGTTGTTGATTAATGTGCCACCTGAGCATGCTAAGTCAACCACTATTACTGTGAATTATTCTACTTTTAAAGTTTGTATGGACCCTGACAATACTAGGATTATTGTTATTTCTAAAACCCTGACTAAGGCTCAGGAGTTTGTGTATTCTATTAAGCAACGTTTAACTCATCCTATGTGGGCTAAGTTGCAGGCTACTTATGCCCCTCCTGGTGGGTGGCGTGAGGATGCTGATTCTTGGAAAGCCAACGCTATTACCTTGTCTCGTACTTCTACTGAGAAGGACCCTACGATTCAGGCTTTGGGTATTGGTGGTCAAGTGTATGGTGCTCGTGCTAACTTGATTATTTTGGATGATTGTGTGACTGGTGCTAATGCCCATGAGTGGGAGAAGCAACTGGAATGGATTCAGAAGGAAGTTGTTACTCGTCTTGATGACGAAGGTATTTTGTTAATTGTGGGTACTAGGTTTGCTGCCACAGATTTGTATAGGGAGATTCGTAACCCTAAACATTGGTCTAATGGTAAGTCACCTTTCACTTATTTTTCAATGCCAGCAGTTTTAGAAACCGCGGAGAACCCAAAGGATTGGGTTACTTTGTGGGCTAAGACTGACCAGAAGTCAGGTACTAAAAAGGAACCTGATGCTGATGGTTTGTATTCTAAGTGGGACGGTCCTGCCCTGTATCGTCGTCGTGGTGAAGTAACTCCGACTACATGGGCTTTGGTTTACCAGCAACAAGATGTTCAGGAAGATTCTATTTTCCGTCCTGTTCTTGTTCAGGGTTCTGTTAATGGTGCACGTAAGGCTGGTCCTTTAAGGTTTGGTGCTGTTGGGCATCCACCTAAATCTGATTTTTATACCATTATGGGTATTGACCCAGCAATGTCTGGTAAGACTGCTGCTGTGATGATGGCTTTTGATAGAAGAACACAAGTGCGTCACATACTTGATGTTTACAATATGGAAGACCCTAATCCTCAAAAGATTCGTGCTTTGATGGAAGATTGGGTTAACAAGTATTCTCCTAACGAGTTACGTGTTGAAATTAACGCACATCAGAAAGCGTATGCTTTGGATGAAGAGTTAAACCAGTGGCTTGCTTCTAGAGGTATCCAGTTCCGTTCTCATTTCACTGGTAAAAATAAATGGGATATTGATTTTGGTGTGGCTTCTATGGCTGCACTTTTTGGCACTGAACGTGATGGCAAGTATCAGGATGATGCTTTAATTGAACTTCCTTCTTCTGAAGGAAATGAGCATGTTAAGTCTTTAATTAATCAACTTATTACATGGGCACCTGGTGTTAAGAAAACACAGGCTACTGATTGTGTGATGGCTTTATGGTTTTGTGAGATTAGAGTTAAAGAATTAATTCAGCAAATGGGGTTTGCACAATCTCATAACTACAACAAATATGCAACTAGGGCTGGTATCCGCCAGCGTGGTGTTGTTAACTTAGATGAACTAGCAGCAGCAACATACGCTGACTTATACCAATAGGAGTTTGAATGGCACTTGAAGTGCGACAAATCGCTGACAAGGTTGAGGCTTTAAAACGTCGCAACGCTGACCGTGACACACGTATGGCAAATGTTTTGTCTGTAAGACGTGGACAAATATCTAACGTGTACCCTGACTTTTTCCCTGAAGGCATGACCCAACCAATGATTGCTAACTTCATTGATGTTGCGGCAAGAGATTTAGCAGAAGTGCTTGCACCTCTACCAAGTTTTAATTGCACAACCTTCAATGTAACTTCTGACCGTGCTAAAGCACAGGCAGAGAAGCGAAGCATGATTGTGAACTACTATGCTCACTCTTCACGCTTACAAACGCAAATGTATACTGGGGCTGATTGGTACCTCACATATGGTTTTTTACCAATAGTTGTTGAAATAGATGTTGAAAGTAATCAGCCTCGTATACGTTTAGATAATCCTCTTGGTGCATACCCAGAGTTTGACCGCTTCAATCGTTTAGTTTCTTACACTCGTAGATATTATAAAACTCTTGCAGAGTTAATTGTTGAATTTCCAGAATACGAATCACAACTTGTTGGACCTAACGGTAGAGACAATGTTGATTTATATGCCATGGTTGAAATGGTTAAGTATGAGGATGCTGAACAAATCCTTTTGTTTGTTCCACAAAAAAGTAATCTTGTTTTAAAACGTACACCTAATCCAATTGGTGAGATGATGGTACGTGTTGCACGTCGCCCAAGCATTGATGATGACATGCGTGGACAATTTGATGACGTGGTGTGGGTTCAACTCGCACGTGCACGTTTCTCCTTGCTTGCACTTGAAGCAGCAGAGAAATCCGTTCAGGCTCCGTTGGCATTGCCTAATGATGTTCAAGAATTAGCATTCGGACCAGATGCTGTGTTGAGAAGTCAAAACCCTCAGCAAATCCGAAGAGTCGGTTTAGAGTTACCGAATGCAGCATTTACTGAACAAGCAGTGTTGCAACAGGAAATGCGTCTGGGTGCCCGATATCCAGAAGGTAGAACTGGCAACATTGATGCCAGCATTATCACTGGTCAAGGTGTCCAGGCGTTATTAGGTGCATTTGATTCACAAATCAAAGCAGGACAACAAGTAATAGCACAAACCTTTGAAGATGTTTTAAGTCTATGCATGCGTATAGATGAAAAAATATTCCCAATGGATAAAACAGTTCGTGGTGTAAATGACGGTGCACCATACGAACTTAAATACAATCCAGCAAAAGACATTAAAGGTGACTACACTGTTGAAGTTCGTTACGGACTGATGGCAGGTCTTGACCCATCACGTGCACTTATCTTCTCACTACAAGCAATGGGTGGGGATTTAGTATCACGCGAATTTGTTATGAGTGAACTACCATGGGCATTGAATGTTTCTAAAGAACAAGAACGCATTGATGTTCAACGTATGAGAGATAACTTAAACAAAGCAATCGAATCAAGTGCAGCAGCATTACCTGAAATGATTGCAACTGGACAAAGTCCTGCAAAACTTATTTTACAATTATCTGAAATAATAACTGCAAGACAAAATGGAACTTCAATTGAAGAGGCAGCAAAGAAAGTATTTGCTGAACCTGAACCTACTCCAGTTGAGGGGTTACCACAGCAGGTTGTAGCACAACCGTCCCCTACGAGTGCTCCCGCTCCCTCAACTGGAGCCACTCCACCACAAGCACCAAACATAGCACAAATACTAGGACAGATAGCGGGATAAAATGACAAAACGTACACAACCTGATTACGTTAAAAAGTTTCAGGATGCGTTAAACGATTTTGTTCAAGACTTGCATCCGATGGGTGGAATGCTAACAGGTGCAATAACCATTGTTGAAATGATTGATTCCAATGGCAAATACTTTTTACATGTACTAGATGACAACAAATCTCCTAACTGGAAATTACAGGGAATGATTACAGAAGCAGGGCGTTTGTTAGATGAAAAATTTAACACACTTGATGAAGATGAGGATTAATGGCTGAGCAAGTATCAGGACCAAGTAAGTTCGCTAGACGAACTGACATGAACACTTCCAAACAACCAGTACGTTATATGTCTGGTGGTTCTTACGGTGAAGGTCAAGCATTGTTGCAACAACAACAAGGTGCAGATATGGCTGGTAAACCAACTGCTGCAAGAATACCAACTGCTGCTGATGTTCAAAAAGCAATGATGGGTAAACTTACTCCTTTAACAGCGATGACTGAACGACCATCAGAACCAACAACACAAGGTTCAAGAGTTGGTCTTGGTACAGACTTTAGTTCATTAGATTTACCTACACCACAAAATCCAACAATTGAACAAGTACTAGCAGAGGTTATGCAGTTTGACCCTTCAGGTGAAACAGCAGCAGCATACAACACAATTATCGGAGCATAATGGACCAGATTGTATGGAAGACTGCACCTAATCTGGCAACTGCTGCCTATAAAGCAAATTTAAGTAAATCTTCTAAAAACAGTATTGAGTCATATACTTATTTGTTTGACAAGCATCGTGAACTGTTAAACATGGATGATAAAGATAATGCCAAGTTAACCTATGATGCTTTAGACCCAGAGATTCAAAAAGCGTTAGAAAGTTTATTTGGTAAATCAGATTACAATAATCAACCAAGTAACTGGAGTTTAGCAAGTGCTGCTTTTAATTTTATAAAATCACCTTTTGTTGGTGCTTTTAACGTAGCCAAAACATACGGTGATGTTATTAACATGCCAGGACGTACTGCACAATTAGCAGCACAAGGTCCTGATTTGAGTAATAAGATTTGGCAAGACGGTTGGGATGGTGCCAACATGTTTGACCAAAAACAAATTGAAACATTAGACGCAACTTATGGTGCAACAGTTGGTACTGTTGCTAGAGGACTAGCCCAAGGTAAAACACCTGGCGAAATAATTGCTAACCAAGGTTTAGATAGTGAAGAATTAAGAAGTATTGTTGATTTAGTTTTCAATCAACCAGATACTTTCAGACCAATACTTGACCAATATAAAAGAGCACAACTAAGCCCAGGTCGTACCACAGCAAGAAACGTTTTAGGTAATAGACAAACAGATAATCCTTTTTACAAACTTGCATTTAACACATTATCTGGTGTATTAGATTTACAGTACCAAATAATGATTGACCCTTTAACATATGTTACTTTTGGTTTAGGACCAATTGCACGTTTAGGTTTAACAAGAGCATCTAAATTAGCGAACTTAGCCAAACTTGGTGCTGATGGTATTGATATTGCTTTTGAAAAATTTCCTGAAGTAGTCCAAGCATGGGACAACCTTGGACCTAAAGTTCAAAGATACGCTGAAGCAAAAGGTAACCCTGTTGCTCAAAAGAGTATTAAAGATGAGATTTTAAAGATAACTCAAGGTACACAATTTGATACCGATGAAGCACTATCTTTACTAGCAGCCAATAAAGTATTTGATGCTAAATCAGCAAGAGAATATTTTAGTAAAATGGATGATTTTGCTTTATTCTTTGGTGGAAGAACACACTCAACTCAAAGATTCGTAGGCAACCACGTTTTACATGCAAGTAAAACACGTGCAATTAAAAAAGAAATAACAGAAAAAGTATCAAACTTTTGGCAAGCAGCAACTAAAAGTGCATTAACTCCATCAGAACAAAAACTTTTTACTGAAGATTTTCTACAAACTACCCTTCTAATGGGTGAAGAAACAGCACTTGGTTCAACAAAGAACTTAGAAACATT